TGGGCCAGTCGGTCAGATCACAAGCTGGAGTTGCCACGAATTGGCGGTAGGCTTGCTCTGACTGCAGGTGTTTTTTGGGAGAAATCCAACGCACCGCCTGCTGACGCTACTTATAACGCCTATGAGAGTACCGAATGTTATCGGACTGAATCCATTTTAGTGCCTCTTGCAACGGCTCCTTCGCAACAACCTGCCGCAAACCAGCAGGAGAACAGTCCATAGACTCCTTGTATTTCCAGTATGCCCAACCGTGTTTATAATTTTTTTGCTTAGCATATAAGAGTAGCGTGCTGTACCACGCTTGCTTACCAGTTTTGCTCATCTTTTCTCTTCTAACCTGCGCTGTGGTTAGCTTTGTAGGAGATTTATGAGCCTTCACCAGCATCTCGCCATTGTCCTTGAGTACAGGCACATCGCTAGGCAGAACGTGTCCACAAGCCTTGCAGCGCCTGCCTGTCATTGCACTACGGCATACTGGGCAAGGCCGGACTATTGGCTCTCGCTCCTCCTGCTTGGTCTGCTTCTTCTCGTCAAATCTGCGATCACCTGAATCCAGCTCATGCGGGATGATGTCCTCCGGGAAGGTGTTAAAATGCTGAAGGTTGCCAGCGTGATCAAGCACCGTAGCCTTCTCCTTGCCGGGATGTATCCTCCAGCACCTTCCGATTCTTTGAATCCACGCAATGCGGCTCTTCGTCTTGTAAGCGTCAATGATGATCGATATGCCAGTATCGTCAAAGCCTGTGTTGGTCAGCTTGGAGTTGACCAGAATCTTGTAGTCTCCGCGCTTGAAGTCCTCAAAG